AAAAACAATCATTCCAATAATTGCAACAATAGTAATTAGTGCATTTGGTTGGGTATTCAACTCGATAGAAGAAATTAAATCACATCAGAACGCTTGTGATGCTATGGTTATGGAAATGAATAGTGAACTAGATATGTTAGAATCTAATTTTACAGAGTTATTATTTAAAATAGGAGGATAGTATGTGTATGGTAAAAGAAAAAGAAGATGGTTCGTTTGTACAAATTTGTAATTGTAAGCACGGCAGTGATAACTGCACTAATAACTAGCTTTAGTAATATACTATCATTATACTTAGTTAAACGAGAAAACAGGAGATATGATGGCAGTTCCAGATAGAGTTAAAGCTATTATGAAAAAGAACGGCCTTAAAGGTGTTAATAAACCTAAGCTTACACCTAGTCACAAAACAAAATCACATGTTGTTATGGCTAAAGAAGGTAACAAGTATAAGTTAATTAGATTTGGACAACAAGGTGTTAAAGGTGCTGGTAAAAATCCTAAAAGTAAAAAAGATAAAGCACGTAAAAAGTCGTATTATGCTAGACATAATGCACAAGGTAAACCTAAATCTAAATTATCTGCTAAGTATTGGTCACATAAGGTTAAGTGGTAATGGCTAAAACAGTAAGTTGGAAATGGGGTGACAAAACCTATGAAGGTACAGTCACTCGTGAAACTAAAAATTTTATTTATGCTAAAACACATAACAATAAAATTAAAAAGATTCGTAAGAAAAAGTAATGGCGTTACCAGGAGCATATGTTAACAGAAGTAATACAACTGGTCAGTATTGTTCTAATTGCAAACATTATATTAATAACTATTGCATTGCATTCAAAGAACAAGTAGCACCAGGAGGTTGGTGTAAAGTGTGGGAATCAATTGAAATACGAAGTATTAAGAGTTAGTAGTCAAAAAGACTCTACATCAGGTTTGTTATTTGAAGTCAACAATGGTAAGCGTACATTTCTTTGTTATACATTAGAAGATGAACAACGTGATGTTAAAGTCTGGGGTGAAACACGCATACCTGCTGGTACTTATAAGCTAGGTTTACGTACAGAAGGTGGTTTTCATAATCGTTATCTGTCCAGATATGGTGCAGACTTTCATAAAGGTATGATATGGGTATTAGATGTACCTGGATTTGAATGGATACTATGGCATTCAGGTAATACAGATGAAAATACTGCAGGTTGTTTGCTGTTAGGTAACACACAAACTAGCAATTTAGTAGCTAAAGATGGGTTTATTGGTTCAAGTCGTGATGCATATGCACTTGTATATCCTCGTGTATTAGCTGCTATTGAATCAGGATTAGATGTAGAAGTAGAATATATAGATTATGATGGTAAGTTACCTACACCTGAAGTTTCTAATGCAGCTCCACCAGATATGATACAACCTAAACAAGTTATGGAAAAATTGCAAGAGATAAGTGGTGAAGTCAAAATATTATCTGCTAAGCTTGATGGAAAAAGAATAATATGAGTGACATAGACAGAATAGAATACATTATAGAACAATTAACTAAAGGTGGTAGTCGTTCTGTTCGTTTATCTAATAAATTTAATGTTAGTAAAAAAGATTTACCTGTATTAAAAAGCATACATGCTGAATTAAAATTAGGTGGTGAAGTAGCATTAGGTTCAGTAGATGCAAGTAAATTAATATCTGAAGGTGCTGATGATGCATTTGATACAGCAATTATAAATAAAATTTTAGAATCAACAGGTAATCATGGCTTAGGTGAATTTAAAGATAGTAACTTAGCAAATATAAGTGATGTAGAAAATATAGGTGGTGTAAAAAGTAAACAAATATTTAAACAAAGTAAAGGAGATGTACCTAGAAAAGTAGGTGATATAGAAACTACTGTATCTAGAGGTTTGTCAGATATACAAGCTGACATTGATATAGGTAAACAACTTCGTAGAGGTTATACACCTATGTTAAAAGATGTAAGTTCAGCTGGTCCTAGACCTAGTTTTGTAGAAAAATATGTACCTGTTTATAAATCATTGAATGATTTTAGTGACAATGAATTGCGTTTAACTAAACAATATTTTACTGCTAAAAACAAAGGACTATCAGATAAACTTGCATTAAAAGTAACTAAATCTAGTATTAGTCGTATGTTACGTACATCTGGAACTGACATATCAAAAACATTACCTTCAGTTGGTGACAGTGCTTTAACAAAAGCAGTAGAAGCTGCTAATCAAGCAACTGAAGACTTAGAATATTTACAAAGAGAATCAGGTTTATATGATGATAAGTATTACGGACCTGTAGATAGTCATGTAAAACAATATAATTTAATTAAAACTGCAAATGAAAGCAACATTGGTAAACAAATGCCATTTGAAAGTAGTGCTGAAATTAAAGAATACAACAAAATGGTACAAGATTTTGACAAAATAGATTTATCTACTGAAACTAAACGTGCACAAAAATTAAGTAAATCATTAGACGAATCACAAGCAAATATTATAGAACAAGGTAAGGGTGGTTTACTAGAAGGACAAGCTATGGGTACACAAACTAAACCTATGCTTACAGAAAACTTTGGTGATATGAAAATAGGTGGTGGATTTATGAATAAAACTCAAGAAGATTTAGAAGCTGCAGCAAAAATAAATTATGAAAAAGCTTATGGTGATAATACAATACCTATTAATTTTAAACATCCAACTGCTGCAGGAAATAAAACTATAAAAGAAATGGGTTTTAATGTTGGAGATAAATTACCTGTAGGTATTGATAAAAAAGGTAAGTCAATATTTTTAAAAGTAGGACCTGAAGTTGATGAAGCAAAACCAATAGGTACTGGTATTACTTCTTTTGGTACTGATAGATTATCAGGTGTAAGATACGACTCAGATGTACAAGCTGAAAGAGCTAGTAAAGAACAACCAGGTAAAATAGAAATTTATGATAAAACAAAAAGAGAATACAAACCTAAACAAACATATGTACCTAGTGCTATTGATGAGAGTACACCTAGAATATCTAAAGCTGAATATAAAACACAAGAATCTTTAGTTAATCAAATGAATCAATTAAAGGCAATGTATCCAAACGTTGCAAATAAAAATAATCTTGTTAGACTAGCGTTAAGAAATATGGAAAAAGAATATGGTTTACCAGTTAATAAAAAATTATTGTTAAACCTTAGTAAGTTTTTTTAGGAGTATAAATGGTAGCATTTAAAGGCGGCAATAATACAGGTGGTCAGAATGTAGATTATTATGATAATCCTAATTATGACCCTAAAAAAGATGGTAAGTCTTCTACAGATTACATTAAAAATCAAGCTAACAAATCAGCTGACTGGGCAGAAACTGCAAATTATCAATATTACGAAGTTGGTGCAGGTGAATATGATGATGTTATAGAAGCAGAAGGTGAAGCAGCTTATGATAAAGTTAAAGCTGATAAACAAACAAGCGATACTGTATCTTATTTTAGAGCTAGAGAACGTGAACGTTTAAACCCAGGTGGAGTTGGTGGTCCACAAATTAATCCTAAGTTTTCTAAACCTGCATCATTAAGTGATAAATTAGCTAAGTTTGGTTTCTCTTATGACCCAACTAATCCAGATACATTTTTTGAAGAAGTGTTTAGATTACCAGATAAAGTAGTATCAGAAAATAAAACTAGAGCATTTGATACAGGTAGTTTTAGAGGTATTAAAGGTTGGAATGAAGAAACTATGGAATTTTTAAAAGATAAACCAATGCCTAATACAGTCGCTGGTGTCAATCAAGAACTACAAGCACGTAAAGCTAGAACAAGAGATTTTGCTATGGAATTTAAAGGGACTGTTTATGATTTTATTAATGAAGTTAAAAGTGGTTTATTAGATGAAGTTGATGAGGCAGTAAATGATAATATATTTTCCTCTGAACGAAGACAACCACTTTCAAATAATGAATTAGAAAATAAATATTTTCCTGATGATGCAAGTAAAAAAGAAGCTAAAAGACAATTACAAAAAATGATTTCTTTTACTGATGAAGCATCTGATATAAGTAGAAATTACAGTTCATTATCACAGTATGCAGCAACTATCGTTGGTGATACTGCTAAAACTCCTGCGGCTATAATAGACCATATGATTCGTGGACCTATTGGTGAGAAAAAATGGATTGATGAAAAATTAACTAAAGTTAATTATGAAAAAGGTCTTAAAGAATTTCAAGCTTGGAAATCTAAAAAAGGTATTCCAAAAATAATAAGATTAGTTTCTAAGTTAGGATAATTATGAGTAAAGAATATAAAGATATATTAGAAAAAACATTATGGACATTTGTTGAAGCATTTATTGGTGCATTAACAGTAGCACCATTAGTTGGTGTAGATGCTGATACAGTACAGTTAGCTGCAATATCAGGTGCGTCTGCAGCTTTAGTAGTAATTAAAGAGTTTGCTAAAAAACAATTAGCTAAACCTGTTAAGAAAGTGAGTAAATAATGCCTGGACATTATCATAACAAACACGAAATATCTTTAGAAAATAAAGATGAAGAATCTATTGTAGAATCAGGTATTAACTTTGAAAAAATCGCTAGTCATAGTGTACTTACTGACATGGGATTAGTACAAGAACCTGTATCACATGGTAAAAGTGATGGTCAAGTATCTGTTAACTCAGTTGCTGCTGCAGTTGCAGCTCCAAAAATAGACGAACGTAACGTATATACATTAGAAAATCTATAATGGGAAGTCCTAATTACAATAAATTAGTAGGTGAAGGTAAAGCTGGTCTTGGTAAAGACGAACTTAAAAGGCGTGTAAAACAACACAATGCATTAGCTGAGAAAGCATTTGCTAGTGTTAAAGGTAAAGAACAACTTACTGCTGCTGATGTAGCTAACATTTATCGTGGTATTAAATTAAAAAATGATGCTAAATTAATGCAATCTATAGGTGATAAAACATATTCTTTTCCTAAACAAAAAGATAATAAACCTATAATTCCTGGTGTATCTCCTACTATAAATAAAGATGGTCTTAAAAGAGCATGGGATATGACTGTTCAAGGTTACAAAGGTACTGCTAAAAAATGGGCTAAAAATATTGCTAAAGGTTACAAAGTATTAGATGCTATAAACTATGGATTACTTCCTGGTGGTGTTAAACCAGTAAATCCTTGGGGTAGTAATGCAGGTAATACTATTACACGTTTAAATAGTTCACCAACCCTTCCAGTATGGGAAGATAGAAATAAAAAAAATAAAAATACTAAGTTATAGTACTTTCTCTTTTTAGAAATCCTTTTAATAAATCTCTTATAGCTTTACTATGTCCACTTGATTGCCTACCATCATATATATCATGATGCCATTTACATAGTATGGCAACATTATTAATATCATACTTACGTTTTTTGTTGCCACCCATACCTATGCCTTGTATATGTGCTAGCTCTAGCCACTTGTTATCATTACAATAAGCCCACTCACAACGACCACCTGCACGTTTCATAGCTTCTTCTCTTATTGGTGATAAACTTTCCATTATTCTTCTTCTAAACGTCTGTAATCTTTTACATGAGCATCTTGTTGAAACTCTGATTCTAATTGTTCTAGATGCCAATTGTAATCTGCTACAAACTTATCCATAAGAAACCTTAATTTTTTCATATCAGGTTGTACTTTAAATGTATCACTACCACATGCTTGATTAAACTGTGTAGCCCATACTTTTAAATACTTATGGTGTGTAAATATATTTATTTTATTTATGTCTATTTTCGCCATTTATTCCTCTCCAAAATATTCGTCAAACATTTTCTGTTCACAAGATACACATCTCTCTGTGTACATATAATCAGATTCAAATTTTTTACGACAATTTTTACATCTAATATCATACGTATTTGAATCTAATTGGTTACGCCATATGTTCCATTTGTTAGATGTATACGATTTATAATACTCATTCATTAATTAGTTTCCTCCATATACAAGTATCTGTTATTGTAATCTTTCCAACAGTGCTTGCTACTATTCCAATGATGCCATCCATCATTGTAGACTAACCAACTAGCTACAGCTGTAGATACTTTTGGATTAGTCCTATTACTTATTATATCAAGCTTAGGTTTTAACCAAGCCCATGTATTATCATTAAATTGCCAGAGTCCAACATCTGCAGTACCATTTGTGTTCTTGCCTACTGCATCAGGTTTTCCTGAACTTTCACAGTAAATTACATTTAGTGCCTGCAAGATGTCGTCCTCCTTAAAGTACCTTTGTACAAGGTCTGTATGTTCTAACACATACTCGACTTTAGAAGCCACTTCCATACAGTCCCTGTACTCTGGTAATGTATCGGTTGTAATCAACAGGGGTATCATACAACCGACCAATACTTCTATCATTAGCTAATGGTAGCAGCTTTCTTAGTAGGTAATTTAGTACAGTAGTAATGTACTAACCCACGTTTCTTACTAGGTAAGGTAGTAATTTCATAACCTTCTGCTCTAAGATTATGTATTATTCCACCAAACCTATGGCAATGTAGTTCTGCCACAAACTCCCAATTACTAATTGGTTCATCATCAATAAACTCAGTTAATGCCCAAGCAACTAACTGTGTTTTAGATTTAATAAAAGCAGGTATTTCTCTGCCTCTAAAGTATTCAGGTATCATTAGTTAATACCCCATTCTTCAGGTATATCAGAGTTGTCTAACCACCAAGACTTACGCCACTTACCACTATGTCCTCCGCATTTTGCAGGGTCATTTGTGCTACATGTAAAGTCTGGACTTTTATCTGACCTTTTAGAGTTACGATTATCATAAACCATTTCTCCACAATATGGACATTTTAAGTCATCTCTATACTTATTTTGTTGTTCCATTTTATTTACTATTCCTCCTATCACTCCACTAGAATCTTGTAATCCTGGTGTGATATCTTCTGACTCTATACCAACTGCTGATAGTTTTTCTTGTATTGATAAGCTATCAAACTCATCTTGTGTATACTCAACAGGCATATCAACAAGTCTTTCAATCATATCGAAATACTTTGTTAATTGTTTATCTGACCATGTTGTTTTATCAGCAGGAAACTTCATAGTAACTGCGTATTGATTAGCAGTACCTATGATTTTGTTTAGAGTTTCTTTATTTTGTACTGATGCAGTCATAGACTGTATAGTATTTACTATAAAGTTTAAGTCCTGCATTAGAATGGTGCTTCATTATTTTCAGTATCTAAGATACTATCCATAATGTCATTCATGCGTTGAACATCTTCCTTAGTAGGTTTGTTCTCTTTCTTACGCATATCTACTTTAGTTACCTCAACTTTGGCATCTTTGTCAGCCATTTCTTGAGTGTAACCATCAGTTCCATAAGATGTAGCTTCTTCTTCTGATTGTACTGAACCTGACCATAGCTCTACGCCTAGACCAAATCTCATACATGCACGTTTAAATGCATCAGACTCTGCATCTTTAAGATTAGTACCATCATTAAACTTAGCATTACCTAGCTTAAATGTATCAACGTCACCGAAGCCATCATAGCTACCCATGCCATCAATTGTTATAGTACCTTTAGCACCGACAATACGTTTTTCACCATTGTATGTACCATATACAGGTTCGCATTGCCATGTGTATTTAACTCCACTGTCCCTTAAACGCTCAACGTAGTGTGCGTGTGGAACATAATCACCAAACTTACCAGCTGGTGCTTTCCTAACTATCTCCTGTGGAAATGGGGATAGTAAGTCAACGTTATTAGTCATAACATTCCCTTCTGTATTTGTTTTTTTCTCATAAAGAGAAAAACAAATACTTCTATTCTTTATCTAAGTCTAATAAACTTCGCAAGTTATGTACCCCTTTTTCTATGGGTACAAGCTTGCACTCGCCATTTATGTTGGTCAGAATAAAGTATGGCTTATCACCTAAACCACTGTACTCTATGCCTGTTAACTCCCAACTAGACTTAGTGTCTATGTTTGTCATAGTATTCATTATAGTCACTTATGTGACAATTTTACAAGGTATTCTGCAGTTACTCCATGATTAGGTTTAGCAAACAATAACCATTGACATGGTCTTCCCATGCTCGCTAATTGTTCTAATGCATATGTATTGTAACTTTCAGTACTACCATTTACCCACAATCTTATGTCATTAACATACATAGTTGTAGGTGTATGCCAGTGTCCAGCAATAGCATAATCAAAGTCAGGCATTAAACCTCTAGACGCTAGTGCTTTCCATCCTAATAACTTTTTACCAAAGCCATACCATGGAAAACCGCTGTGTCCTCTTACATTATCGCCATGCCATACAAAGAATTTACATCCCTTACCCAAATCAGCAATATCAAACCAATGATTATCGCCTTCACTATCAGGAATAACAAATGATATTCGTTTATCTTTTTCATATACCATATCCATTATTTTGCCTAGCATTCTATCAGCGTTAGAGTCTGGGTGATAATCTTTTCTTGCACGTCCACCTAATGAACCATGATTACCTATTACCCAATGTACTTCTACTTCTTGGAAGTTCGCCAATAATGTATCAAAGAATTTGGTAAGTATTCTTGGGCCATCTATTGTTACTTGATTGTACAAACTTGCATCAATCAAATGTGTTTGACCTGGGAATATAAGCTCACCTTCTACGATATCACCAGCAGCTAGGACTACGCATTTATTAACTGGATGTGCAGAACGTTGAACATTTGTCAATTCAACTATCTTATTTGCATATTCAATTACACGTTCTTCTGCTACTTGTGTGTTATAATCTGGCGTTACCTTCGCCAATTGTACATCTGAGAGTACAGCTACAGCTACTTCTTCGTTCTTATTACGTTTATGTAATTTAGGTTTAGGGATATTTGGTTTGTCCCATGTACGAAGGTTAGTAGATACAGCTTCATAAACTGCTTCAATCATATCAGCTTTTTTATTTTTAGCTTTTTCTAATGACTTAAGTAGTTTAAGGTTATCAGCTTTGAGTTCTTGAACTAATTTAGATTCAGCTTCTATAAATAGCTTATCAATATCTTTATCACTCATATTGTGAACCTAGATTCGCCAAGTTTTCAAAGTGATTACGCACTGCACTCTCACTTATTTTGATACCATATTGTTCTTTCAATAATCTTGAAACAACATATGGTTTTATGTTGCGTCCTGACTTAACACGTTCTTCGCAGCCATGCCAAAAAGGTTCAGCTTCTTCAGTTATCCTGTCAAGTATCGGACTTCTTTTACCATTTTCTGCTTCGTAAAGCATATCATCTATATTCATACTATTCATTATACTTTCATTGATATTTAGTCAAACTTTATATAAAAAAAAATAGCGTAATGGTGTTCACTATAGGGATTGACTTGCACAAGATGTGCGAAAAACCTCGTCCGGAGTTCTCCTCCGACTCTATTCCATTACTTAGTAAGGGTTACGTGGAAAGGAACACGTCACTATTGCTAGTACCTTACCTGCTATTTAGTTTAGCACGCTTAGTTTTAATGCGTGTTCTTTTACTTCCTCTACGTTTTTTAAGTTAATTATCTGTGCTTTAGTACATGTGTCTATACAATCTCTAAGTAAATTGTAACCAACACTGCTATCGTTTCTACCAAACACTTTCATATCACTAACCCATATACGTCTTGCTGGTTGTTCAGCTAGCCAGCGTAATGCTGGACCATCTATAACATTACCTCTGCCAGAGTGTATGTTTAAATAATCATCATTAACACGTAGTCCATTCTTAGCAATGATACGTAAGTCACCCCAGTTACCACTACCATTGTACATAGCAATGTTAACTGCAGGTAATATCATCATAATATCTAAGATATCTTTACCATCAAATCGCATTGAACCAGAAGCGTCAATCAATATTGTGCCACCTTTGACACGTTGTCTTTGTTTGAATATCTTCTTGTCAATACAATATCTATTAATGTATTTAGGATTGTAACCATAATCTTGTGGTCTATAATCTCTGCCATTCTTTAATCTAGCTTGTAGATTAACTGACAATGGTGGTTCATGTATTCTCATTTCACCCCATTGACCCATACTAGAACTTGTATAGTATGACATGTCTTCCATAAGTTTACGTTTCATACGTTTTTCTAAGTCTTTAGCAGAACCATTACCATAACCACCTGATTGTTGTTGTTCAGATTCATCAGAACTTTCGCCACTACCTTCACCTTTCTTAGGCATAGGTTTAAATACATATTGTTTATCTGGACGTTCATCCATTTCTAATAGTATTGACAAAAGTTTTGCTTGTCTTTTTACAGCAGCAAACGTAGGTAAATCAGCTCGTCTATCGTCTATAAGCTTTCTCATAAACTTATATACTTGATGATAAACAAATAGATATTCCATACGTCTTGCCTCAGTAAAACGCATATCATCTGCACAATTACTTAGTACACTTAAGTACCATTGTGCTCTACCAGTTAAGTTAGCACTAGTAGAATAATATGCACGTGGATGTTTTGAATCAATCCATGTAACTAAATTAAGAAAACAAGTAATTAGTTCTGCAATAGAACCTTCATAGATTACTTTAAGTACTTGCATATCTGTAAACTCTTGGCATACATAAGGGTCTGTTATACCTCTACCTGCATAACCAAGTAGCCAATCAATACGCATACGTTCTAGTATTTCTACAGCTTCTTGTCTTACATCTGGACCAAACTTACCTAATGTTTTAGGTGACCATTTAGCACGACCTAACTGATGTCTACGTACCATACGACTATGATTAACACCACATGCCTCACATTCTCTATCAAGTGGTACAACCATCTTGTTATTGACATTGTCAGTACGTGGTGTTGAATTAAATTCGCTAGTACCATAAACAGTCCAGTCTTCTCCAGTTACAATCTCTGGATATGGATATGCTTTAGTCATTAGCTTTAGCTAGTAGTATTGCATCGATAATTTCTTCTGATTTATCAGCAAATATAAGTTTAGCTGCAACTTCTTGACTGAAGTCTTGGTCTTTAAGCATAAAGAACTCTTTCCATGCACGTATAGATACACGTTGTTCTGGGTCATCAACTAATGTAGTTTCGTTAATAACTTTATGCCACTCAGTAGGAAATACAGCCAAAGCTTTTGGATGTATTGTATCCATATTAATTTTTACTGGGAATCTATCTTTGAGTGCCAAAGGTAAACTCTCAGGTGGACTATTAGTTGTTGCGATAACCTGAAAACCATCTGCTGGTCTAACAGTTTCTCTCTTATCATTGTTAAGAGTGATACCTGCTATCTCTGGGTCATCTAAAATTGCATGCAGAAAAGTCATAGCGTCTGGTGATGCGTGGTCAATCTCATTGATTACCAATCTACCACCATGTCGCCATGCCTGTATAGCGATACCGTCATGCCATTGAAAGCCACCATCTTTACTTGGTTTATAAAAGCCTTCTAAATTAGCAGAAGCAGTATCTTCTGTCATTGTAATTTGAAACACATTTGGTTCGCCAAACGCATTTATAGGTTGATTTTGCTTTACAGCACTATATGTTTTACCAGTACCTGGTGGCCCATATAGTAATATTCTATTTGATACACTTATTACATTGTCAAGTAATTCCCAACAATTCATTTTGTACCTTCCTTTCCTTCGTCTATATCTTTTAAGAACTCCTCAGCTTGGTCACCCAAGTGAGAAGCATGTTCCATTACGTCATTCAATACGATATCATTCATTTCTTGACTCTTATCATATTGAACAACTTGTATTGCAGATGCTGGATGCATTAGCCAGCTAGCAAATACACCATTATCTATAGCTTGCTGCCTTAGATTATTTATCTCATCTCTAGTAAATACTTGTTTATTTATTAGCGATGGATGTGAACCGATAAAATCGGTCATCATTTCTGCTTTGTTTACCATGTCAATTGTTGTAGCCATAGTTACAGCTTGAATTATATCTTTGGCTTTTAACAACACACGTACAGTTCTAGCATTATGTTCTTTTGGTGCTCCTGGCATATCTAAATATGTAAGAGTAACCATGAACTCAATGTCATCTTGTTCGTGTACTTCTAAGTAATCACCTGATGGCATATATCTCCTTTCTTTTTTTATAGTATGTAAGCCTTTGGCTCATAAAGAGAAAGGCTTACATACATAGACGCTAATTATGTTGTTTAGACTGGGCATGAATACACATAACTAGCTTTGCATCTATGAATTGTAGTTGTAGATATTACATCGTTTCTAAAACATTCATAGATAGCTTGTAACACACAAGTAGAAGTTGGAAATTGAGTTACTACCTATGTGCTACAAGCTATCTACATTATGGTCTATCGGTTGACAAAGGGGAAGTCAACAATGTAAATAGCTCTGCGTTTCAATTACAGTATTGCTGCATTGACTTTAATCATGTTCACTACAATCACACTGCATATCTGGTGTAACTTTGCTTGCTAAAGCTAACAAAGCAACTTCAGCATCATGTCTATTACACCATATTTGTAAGTGTTGCATATCTTCAACTAAACCTACTGATATATCTTGCCATTCCATTGGCGAATAATGTGGTGGTTTAGATTGTAAACATTCACCGCAGTGTGCATATTGTACTATTAAGTTTTCTTTATACAACATCACGTACGCTACTTCTCATATCACGCATACTATTTCTGTATTCATTAAACATTTCTTCTGCGTTTTCTATAGGATACGTATCTGTTTTAAGTTCTTCTTCAAACTCAATGTCATATGTATTTTTCATAGTTAAACTAAACTTAGTACATATGTCATGTAATAATATAAATGGTTGTCCCCATGCAGATTCAAACCAAAATTGCACAGTTCTTTTACCATCAATTGTTGTATCTGATACTAATTGTGTTGACATATCACCCCATTTAGTACCCCAGTAGTCATACTGCCAACTAATTGGTTCATATGTACCATACTTATCTATCAATTCATCTTTAGTTATATCAAGCATTGGCCTAGCACCATCATCATCTTCATACCATACGTTACATCTAACACCATCAATAGTTCTTAAACCTTGGTGTAAGTTTTGTAATTCTTTTGGCATAGGACTAGCCTCTGTGAAGCTGTAATAGTACTCACCATTATCATCTTTCTTTGTAATAGTATTTAAAAATTTAGTAATATCTTTTGTATCACCTGTAATTTCAACGCTATTTCTACATATGTTAGGCATTATTCTTCCTCTCTTATATCTTTAATCATCTCATTTATATCTTGCATAAATAGTTTTACATTATCTGACATACCTTTTTCAGTTTGTACAAACTCAGTAAAGTCTTCTCTAAGTTCATCGTGCGATAATATTTTTGCTATAGCTTTTGTTTGAAACCTTGGATTTTTATCACCCAATTCTTCCATAACTAACATCTGCATATCAGCTAACACATTTATACGCATAGATAATTGTTTAACGTGTTCTAATATTTCTTTAGTACTCATTATTCTTCCTCTCTATTATTTTTATTAACAGCTTTATCAATTTGATATTCAATAGCTTCATTAAGCATTGCACACCAACCCTTGACTCTCTCATCAAGTCCTGAGTAATTTTTAGCTGCATTATGTGTATCTGCTAGTGTCCACTTAATAACAGTACGTAACTGTGTATTAGTTAGATTATCTAGCTTGTCATCAATATCCATATATTCCCTTTCTTATAATTAATAATAAGTTCTTTTCTATTTTCCATAAAGAAAAAGAAAAGAACGCCAAGTATTCATTTAGATAACGTTACAATTAAAACAAAGTTCGTCTTCTTCTAATGGATACTCTGTGTATTCTAAACATTTGTAACATTGTGGGTAAGGTTGTCCAGTTGGGCTACTCATTTTAAATCGTAATCCAATTCAAATCTTACCTTTATTCTATCCTTAATTGTACGTTCATTTTCTTTCCAATATATATAGCTTGGATACATTGAATGTTCTTTATTAGTCTTCACTACGTACACCTCCTATATCTAATTTAAATTGTGGTGGTAGATTTTCTAGGTGTGTTTCCGCCATACGTATAGCTTGGTCTTCACTTGATGCTGTGTATGTACGTTCGCCTATAAAATATATTTTATATTTCTTAGCCATTATTCTTCCTCCAATTGACTTTGGTGATTTAGAATTTTATTCCATTCATCTTTTGTTACTCCGGTTAAAGCAACTTTTAAACCCTTGAATAGTTCCATTAATTCTGGGAAATATATATCTTGCATAGTTTCACTACCTTTTTCTTCTGTCCAAAATGTAACAGCAAAGGTATCAAACCATGTATGTATAACAGTTACTTCCATGTCGTCACCTTGGTAGTTTTTAAACGCAAGTTTTAATCCACCTCTCTCATTATTTTCGCCTTCGGTTAGTTCCTCAACCTTTACATTTGTAAAGTCAAAGTTAACTTCCTCTGCATATGCTTTGATAGCATCTGCACTGTCTGTATATTGTCGCATTTTATTCCTTTCTTTATGGTATAATATACCCAGCAGTCCATAGAATAATCTATAGACTGCAAGCTATACACCGTATTTGTTATACAGATACAGTATCTTCTACCGGTGCAGTAGTTGATACAGTTCCTTTCGCATCTGTAGTATTGTTCTCTGCATTAGTTTCCTTCTTTACATAGTCTGCAGATTTTCTATGTAATTCTCTTACGCAATTAATGTGT